AATACCTACATTCCCATCAAACCGACTCGTCCCTGCGTCCACGAAGAGGGCGTAGTCACGAGTACCTTCAGTGGGAGCGTCCTTAATATAGAGAGATGCAGCATCGTCAATCGTATGGCTTGTTGCTATGCCCGGTTCAGATAGGTAGAGGGTGGCTGCAACAGCGGTATTTCCACCAGTGTTTAGAACACTACTACCTCCGAATGCCGAACCCATTCCAATACTGGTTACGAAAGCAGAGTCTCCAGAATGACTTGTAATATCTGGAAAAAATACCCACCCAGCAGCGTAGTCAGATGCTCCTGAGCTAGTACCAGTTCCTGCGAGAGCAGCAAGATAGGCATATTTGCCATCAGCGAATATACTGATGTATGGAGTAGTTCCAACTGTACTTCCCTCACCTATTCTCAGGGCATCTCCCACCCCACCACCAAGGTCATCATCCAACCCGATATAGTAGTCAACGGCAGTACCATCAAAGACTATCTTTGTGTTCTCTGCCCCTCCATCCCCTATCTTCAGGGTGGGAGTGGTTCCAAAAATGTTAACGTCAGCAGTTATATCAACTGTGCCAGTTGCGTTTTTGGTTAGCCAAGCGGTTCCGTCTTCCTGAATTTCAAAGTCTCTGACTGTGCCAGTTCCAACAGCACCATGATTTAAGTAGAACTTTGTACCACTCGCAAGATATCCCATCTGTAGCATTTCACGATTACTAAATGAAGCGGGAGTTCCTTTTCCGTAAGCCTCGAATTGAACATTGTCGCCACCGTCACCCTTCTTAGAAAAGAGTTCTATTCCTGATTGTGTATCATCGGTCTGGCTCATTATCGCCAGAGTATCGCCACGGTCAGTGATGTTATAAAGCTGTGATGCACCTGAGACATTAAGAACTATGTCTCCAGTAGTAGTCAGATTCAAGTCAGCCCCTGACGCTATGGTGAAGTCAGTGCCATCACTCTCAATCTTCTGTCCGTCATCGGCAAAAGTAAGCCCAACGGTAGAAGGAATATTAATATCGTCAGTTGCTTCTAGCTCTATGTCGGCTGCGGAATCCAAGGTGACAGTAGTACCTGCCAACTCAGCAGTACCGTCTGCTGTTATCTGGATGTTTGCTGCAGCTGCGTCATCATCGGTAGTTACTATGCTTAACGCTCCATGTTGAGCCATAGTGATGACAGCCTTGTCACCAGTATCTTGGTCATCATGTATCGTCAGAGTTGTACCGTCTACATCAAAATCAAAGATGGTTAATGTACCGTCATCCATAGTGACGTTGCCACCGTCAGCGGAGAGAACTATATCCAGCCCTGCATCCAGTGTTATTCCACCTGCATCCGATACGGCTGATATAGAACCTGCACCAGTACCTTGGTCTGCATGTATAACGATAGTCTCTGATGTACCACCATCAGCAGTCAGGAGAATGGCATTAGCCCCATTCAGTCCTGACTTTACATTGATACCACCGACATCAGACAGTAACTGTATAGAAGCAGCACCTTCTGTAGCTGTCGTACCTTGGTCATTGAACAGGGTAATCGTAGATGATGTACCACCGTCTACTGTCACGTTGACCGCATTAGCCAAATCCGCAGTAGACCTTATGCCTATTCCACCTGCATCAGATAGAAGGGATATCGACTCCGCTCCTTCTGTAACCGATGTGCCTTGGTCATTGAAGATAGCAATTGAACCTGTGGTTCCACCGTCACTTGTTATATTGACGGCCTTTGCTAGGTTTGCGGTACTTCTTATTCCTACCCCACCTGCGTCTGAGAGGAGAGCAATTGACTCTGCCCCCTCTGTGACTGAAGTTCCTTGGTCGTTAAACAGGGTCATGGTAGAAGTAGTTCCACCATCCACTGTTATGTTTACAGCGTTGGCTAGGTTAGCCGTACTGCGTATACCAACGCCACCAGCGTCAGAGAGTAAAGAAATAGATTCTGCGCCTTCCGTTACGGAAGTTCCTTGGTCATTGAATATGGCGATAGAGCCAGTCGTACCGCCATCACTGGTAATATTCACAGCCTTAGCCAAGTTAGCTGTGGACCTGATGCCCACACCGCCAACGTCGGACAGGATGTTTACAGACTCAGCTCCCTCAGTAACACTTGTTCCTGTATCAGCATGAATCTTGATAGTACCACTGGTGCCAGTACTTTGATGAAGATATATAGCAGCAGCAGTATTACTACTGGATACAAGGTCAATGTCCCCTGATGAGTCTACCTGTACATCGGTGACATCCCAGTCAACAGAGCCGTTAACATCAAGGATGCCGGGTATCTTGACAGAAGATGATGCTATCGTGGCATGAGGAGTTAGGGTTATCTGGTCAACGAACGTGCCCTGTGAGGCAGCATCGTTACCAATCCCCAGTTCACCGCCATCCCTAGCATTTATTAACCACTGGTCTTTAACGTCAGCCCCTTGGTCTGCATATAGATACAGTCCAGCAAGAACAGTATTATTACCACGTATGCTTAGCTTCTCTACATCTATCTCAGAAAGGTGAATCTTGTCGTCAAACTTGTACCTGCGCTTTGAAGTACCCTTGACTATCTCGGTATCAAACTCACCTGCAGTAGCATGGGAATACGAGTAGTAACCGCTGGAGTTAGTAGTTACAGAAGAAGCCTCACGTGCTGTAGTCGTGGAGTTCTTATCGTATATATGAATTGTTGCCCCGGAAACAGCGTCCCCGGAGTCGTCATATACGAATCCTGCGAAGTTGATGGTAGGTGCAGCCATCTATCTTCCTCCTAGTCGAGACCTGTCCCTGAATGCGAGAGCGTCTCTGGTTGTTCCTATAGCATCCTGTTCCAAGTCATCCTCGTCTACAAATATAAGGGTAGTGCCCTGCCCGGCAAGTGCCTCTCTTGCAAAGATGTCACGGGCCTTTATCTCGCCCCCCAGCTCGTAGTGGTAGTATACACCCTGTACATTCACAGCCAGGTTTGGGGGATTGGTGAACAGGAAGTCAATAATAGTACCTCCCTTCTCCAGCCTCCCACCCATGAGCGGTGACTGGTACGTGAAGTCTTCATCAGGCTCATATCCAAGCTCAATAAGAGATGAATAGAATGCCCACTCCGGCTTGGAACCGGGCCATCCCTGAGGTGGTGTCTGAAGTCCCTGCCCTGTAGTCATCCGTCAAGAATTACCACCCAGCACACCTTGTCTCCGCTAGAGGCAACGTCAACATAGAATGTACTGAAAGGCACCGTACCGCCTGCATCAGCAAGGTTAATCTCTATCTCGTTACCAGCGGATAGCTCGTACCCGTTGGTAGCAGTTATATCACTCACACCGAAGTAGGATATACCTGAGTTAGCTGCAAGTGCCTTAACCTTGATATACCTAACCTTGTTAGTCGTATTGGATATCTGCTGCTCGGTTCCAGCAGTACCTACGGTTGTGGTTCCTGAGTCAAATATCATGGCTCAACCATCGTGATACGTGAAGAGCCACGCTCATCGTGTCCTGTGTACTCAAGTCCCGTAGCAGATGCTATATCCACGTAGTAGTTACGTTCAGTGCTATCGTCGTCCCTGAATGTAAACTCTACTAGGTTGGTAGTCTCTATAGCAGATACGAGATTAGCTCTTAATTCCTTGGGACTGTTACCCTTGTAGTTCTTGTTAAGGTCTACTTCAACGGTATGGCCCCACTTGGCATCCATCTTTTTTCGATACTCCAGCGTTACAGAGATAACGTCAGGTGTCTTTTCTTGGTTGTCCGAACCAGATGCACGTGCCAGCTCTATCTTGAACTTGATAGCCCTGAAGGTTGTACCCAGCCCGGAACCAAAGGTATAGGTGTTCACATCTGTACTCGAAGTAATTGTTGAACCAGCTTCATATTCAGCATCTGCGTAATTCAGATAGTAATAAACCTTAACAGTCTCAGTAGAAGAACATCCTGATGTTTCTATTTTCAGCTTGAGCGCAGTCTTGTCCACCTCTGTCTGCTGGGCATCGAACCAAGGAGTCTCATGCTCACCAGACAATGCGTACTCATATTCATTAAGCTGTGAAGGATTTATGATATCGAACGGAACCATCTGGTGGTACACATTACCGTCAAACCCCCACCATAACCTGTAGTCTCCCTGCCCTGCATTGGTGACCATCATCTGGTCAATAGCCTTTCCTGCATCAGCAGCTCGCCACTTTGTCTCCCACCCCGTATCATTCCACGCTATGATGGATGAAAATCCCGAATCCCCCTCCATACAATGAGAACCAAAGCAGCCATGTGATACTGATTGGTATGGTATATCAGTCGTTGCAACGTCGTGAGGGGCTGTGGTGGCATCTACTGCAGCAAGTAACTCGGTATGTGTTCCTGCAAGTTTCTTAATAGTTCCCCTCTTATCTGAAGGCAACCCGTCATCACGGTCTGGACCCATGACAGATATAACAGCATGGATGTTACCGTTGATGTACTTGTATATACCCAGCCCGGAAGGACTGTAGATGGAGTCACGCCATCTCACTGAGCCGGAACCGTTGAACTGGTGAAAGGGAAGATGGAACTGTGTCTCAACGAATCTGGCATTGGCAACATCATGAGCATATAACCCTATCTGAGTGGATGCGTAGAGTATCTGCTCTCCCTGAGCGTCACGACCTACGAATAGGTCAGTAACATAATCATCCGGTACTGGTAACTGTGCATCAGCAACAGGGTCACCAGATATAGTAAGTGTGTACCATAACTGACCCGTACTACTTATCCCCCATAATCTATCATCCCAGAAGGCGATAAACTCAGTTGGAATTGCAGCACCTGAACTTGCCAGTGAAGTTGTTGCTGAATTAGTTTTATTAACAACTGTTGTAGCATTAGCAAAATAACTGTATCCACTTGCCCCTGAACCTGTATTACGATGGGCAACAACTACGTAGTCTGTCCCTCCCATCCTGACAGTAATAGCATCTGTAGGAGTAGATGGAAAGGAGTAAGCACTCCCCCCACTAGTTACTCTAGTCCAATCATTGGATGCTTTAACGTAGTAATACGGGGCTAAATCCCAGCTTGCGTACATCTTGGTGCCAAGCTCGGCAAGCATGGTTATGGCCCCACTAATAGCAGTGGAACCACCTGTTATCTCGGTAGTCGTCTGGTTGGCCAGAGCAGGAAGTACAAGGTGATGCCTGTATCGTAACTGGCAGTTAGACCACCACGCCCTATCAGCGTCCGCTGGCCCCTGCATCCTCTCGACACCGATACCTCCACGCCAGTCAGACCAAGAGATTACGGATGAGCGTATCTGGCTGTCCCGTGTAGTGTCACCTATAACTACCTTTGCAGGGTAGATGGAGGCAAGCACGCTTTGAACTGGTCGGACTATGGGATAGTAAGTATTGTTAAGATATATCTCGTTCTTGTCGACTACCTTGTTTGCCATTACTCAACGGACCTACCTGTAATCAGTAAGGGGAACGCCCTCTTTGCCTGTTCAGCAAGGCCAAGCCAAAACGCTGCCTGCTGCCTGTTCTGGTCTGGGTCGGTAGTTGACCCTCCTGAGTTAGCAGCAAAGGCAAGCCCGGTAGCTCTGGCTATTATGTACGAGTCGTCTATCTCTGTTGTCCCTGAGTCAGTCGTGAGTAACGCTGGCTTGTCACCACCAGTTATCTTTAGCATGGCGTACCCTACCTCGAACTTACCATCCTGAGTAATGATAAGGTCTCTTGCGCTACGGTCTATCTTCCATAGATGCTTGGGGAATATCTCCCATACGGCAGTATCACTTTGTACTACTTTTAAGTCATCTAGAAATACAGTACATGCCCCCAAGTCTGTGCCTGTCTGCTTAAATCCTATGGATATAATCGCAGTATCTGTTTCAGGATTAGCTAACTTAACACGGAAGTAGGTCCAGCTATCTGCTGATAATGCTGGAACATCCAGTGATTCCAGTGGGCTGGCGCAACTGGCAGTATCATCCAGTAGTATCTGTAAGTTACCAGATGCGGTATCAACAGTACTTTTAATCCAACCTTCAAGATAATCGTATTTACTTATATCTTTGCTCCCAATAGATTCTGTAACAATCTGGTTAGTTCCAGCAGCAGCAGGGATAATAAACTTGTTACTTCCTGTACCCTGTTTCTTATCCTCAGTATCAACTACAGGAAACAATAAGACACTCGCACCATCAGAATGGGTAGCAGCAGTAGTTCCACCTGCTCCCCTACTAACCGTAAGAGTATTGGAAGAGATGCTACTAATAGTCATCTTTTCTGAATCAACCAGAATCTGCTGGTCTGCTCTTAATGGAGTAGAACTTGCAACGGGAACAGAAGTTGCCGTTGTACTTGTTATAGCTCCATCCAGAGTAGTAGTTACAAGAGTTGAATGCTCATCGAAAGCTGCATTCAAGTTATGTAAGCTGGTAAATGAAACACTACTACGATAGTACAGGTGATTAATAATAGAGACGTTACTTGGAATAGAAAATCTTAATGCCTTACCATCAGCATGTAATGCGACATGGGGAGAGCTAGACATATCAGGATGTTCTATAGGGTCATAAGCCTGTGACGTAGTATCTATGATTGCCTGATTGATGAAGTCATGGATAGCATTGGGATGGTATCCCTGCTCCCATAACTCATACGATTCTCCGCTGCCTATAGCAGAGACTGCTGGAGCTAGGGTTATATCAGTATCACCCTCATCAAAGTCACTTACCCTAGAAAGCACACCATCATTAGGTGAGGCAGTAAACAGGACATGGTATCCAATCCAGTTGTCGTCACCACCAATAAGGGTGTTGTCTATCAGGGATGTGGTGTCACCGCTACCTGAAGTAGACGATACATATACAGCCCCAAGATTATATCCAATGGACTGTCGTAACTGTTTACGGGTTCTCCCCTGTACAGGCATGGGCTAGCCTCATGATTTGGCATTCACCTTAGACTTCAGGGACTCGTTCTCCTTCTTAAGAGACTCTATCTCCTCGTTACGAGAAGCAAGAATCCTGTTAAGAAGATTAATCTGAGCCGTCTGAGCAGCCTGCGGATGAGCCTGAAATGCTGCGTTTATATCTTCGGGTGTTAACCCGAACTCTTGATTGCCTGCCCCATTCTGTTCGACCATTTATACACCTCGGTAATAGATTCTGTTGTTTGTACTCTCTCGCCTCTTGAGAGCGTACTCCCGAAACTCTTTTAACTGCTTACCTATTTCCTTTCTCTGCGCCACTGTAGGCTTCTTCTTTGAGTCCTTAACACGGCACTCAATTAAGAAGGTCTCCAGAGCCTGAGCTGCCATATCCTCAATGTGCGCCTGAGAAATATCTGGGTCTGCAGGTATCTTAACCACCTGTGACCTACCTGTCACGGGGTCATGGAACTGGAACGTATGCACAACAATGGACACCCCGGTCTCACCGTTGTAGCCAGTGTCTTCACCGCCTACATACGTGGAGCCTTGAGGTGTCCAAAGTTCTAAAGGCTGCATTACCTAATGTTTGTCATTATAAGTGCGTATTCTCCGTCAACTCCAGTTGAGTTGCCCATGTACGCAACTATGGTTCCTTCTCCGTCATCATCAGAATCCAGAACCTCAACTCCACCATCACGAGTATTTTTAGATGCAACTAAAGCTACTCCCTCGTCAGGAGTACCTGTAATAAGTGCAAGAGTTGGACCTCCAACACAAATCCAGCCGTAAGAGCCTGAAGCTATATCAACACATGACCAACCAAGAGGGGCACCTTCTATTCCGTTGTAATCATAAATCTCAACTGCACTGTACGGATTAGCAGTTAGTCCACATTGGATGGCTGAAGCACCACTAGAAATTGCTGCGTGAAAACCATCTTCTTCATCTATAGTAATTACCGCCCCAGCAGCACTGCTCACAGCAGTATTACCTTTGATTCTGTACATATGACCTTCTTCTCCAATGTCATTGAAGATAAGCCATCCGTCTTTGTACTGGTCTTTAGTAAGAGTTAAAGAAGTTGAAAGAGTCATTGTAGTATCACCAGCAGATATGTCTGCCGATGTAGTTAAGTCAAGGTCATCGGCAGTATCGCCAACCTGTTGCATAACAAGTAGCCCAGCAGTTACTGCTTCACCAGTTTTAACGTACATAAAATCTCTTTCGCCAATCTGCATACGAGTACCTACTTTCTGTTTTTGGGCAGTAGTAGTTACTTTTTCCCATCCATATTTTCCCATTATTGTTTGTGGAAAAGACATATCTAACCTCCTTAAAGGTTACTTATTACAGGGCTAACCCCTGCGACCAACCGTTAATTATTTAGAGAATCCTGAGAGCCACGGTCAATCGTTACAACTCTCAGGACTCTATTATACATCTGGGTGCTGTGCCCGTTTATGGAAAGTCAGCTTGGAAGATACTCCTGCGCTGTTCTTGGCCTCTGCCTCAAAGCCACAAGCATCACAGAACCCTTTAGCCGTTGTCGGCTCCATGCTCTTCCAGTCAGTCTCTCTACACCACCGACACTCACACCCTTCATTGGGCTTCCATGTGAACAAACCTATCTGAGCCTTCCGCTTAATGTAATCAGGATTACCGGGAACATTAGATACTGATGTACCCACTGTATCCTGTAAGGCACCATCCACATTATATGAAGGAGTGTGTCGGTACAGGGTAGTCTTGGGTTGCCATTCGTCTATATACGACATGGAATAGCCCAGACCTGCCAGTTCCTGTTTCAGCTTATTTCGCTCAGTTATGTTCGTTACCACGTACTACTCCTAGTTAGCAGTAGACAAAGCAGATATATCAAATTTAACACCTGCGCCACGGGTATCATCAAGTTCAAATACACCGTAGTCAGCAGTCATTACAACTTCTGTAGCCCTGAGAGAAGCATCTCTCTGTCTCTCTGTCCGTGTATCCACGCTCGTAAGCGTAGCCATAGCGGACTTGTCAGCTATAACTCCAATACCATCATTACCACTGTCTTCTGTAATATTACCGTCCTCAAATATAGGGACGTTATTCATGGGCCTCAACCCACTCCAGAAGTTTGAAAGCAAGTCTGCAGACCATCCCTCTGGAACAGAGTTAGAACCAGCAGATGCTACAACCGCAGTTTCTTTAGATAGATATGCCACCGCATTAGGATGGTGGAGTATGTAGAGCTGGCTACCAAACTTATTGGCCTTGGCATAGGCAATAATGCCCTGCAGGTTAGAGGCTTTCATGTATGTTGGCCCCGTACCACCAAGAAGAGTGCCCTCATTAAGGTTCGTATAGAGAGCAAGAATATCTCCGTCTTTCTTTCGTGCCATGCCATCACCAAGCTGTCTTCCTATGATGGAGAAGACATTAGGTGCGGACTGCCTGACGAGCTTATCGGTGAGGATAACCTTCGCACCAACTTCTGCTGCGGTAAGGTCAACGGTTGTCATCCCGATTTCTTCCTCGTCTACTATGTCCTGACCATCTACTAGGTCACTCATCGTCATCGTCCCAACCTTGGGAACGGTTACCTGCTTGGCTCCCTTGGGCAGCTTAAACTGCTCAGTGAGTGCTACGGCAGGAGCATTATGCTCTTCTGTGTACCGGGCCGAACTAATGATTATGCGCTGGGCATTTTCAAGATTGCCCGTTGTTGCTGTCTGTGCCATGACAGACCTCCTTAATTACTTGGGTTTATCCTAGCCCAGCAGCCCTTCGTGCTGCTGATTGTGCTTGAGCAGACCTGTCACCTTGATTGTATCTCTCAAGCCATCTATCCTCATCGGTGGAAGCAGCCGGAGAACTTTGACTATCGTCAAAACTCTGCGACGGAACTCGTTCAGCCTTCAGCGTAGCGAGTTCATTTTCAAGGTCTCTTCGAGCCTTGATGTCTTTTGCAGCGTCTTCCATGCTCTGAGGGTTATCATACTGCTTTAATCTGGCAAGGTCAGTCATCTTCAGGTCGTATTTCGTAGCGAAATGTTCCGCTGCGTTAGACTGACCCTGAATGTACTGTAACTCTTGCTGGTGATTCTGTTGTGTCTGAAACGCCTGATTCTGCTGTGCCATCCAAGATTGCGTCATCTGCTGCGCTTGGTCTGGTAAGTAGCCCTGTTGTTCCAGATTATGCTGTACCTGTGCAGCCTGTTGCTGCCACTGTGCCTGCAACTGACCCTGCTGGTACTGCTGGTTCTGTTGCTCTACCGTTTGTAACCTTCTCTGCAGCTCATCCATATCAGGGGATGGCTCTGGAGCAGGCTCCTGTACGGGAGGAGCTTCGGCAACAGGAGCAACAGGTGTATCAGAAGCCTCTGCTGGTGTATCAGGAGCCTCAGATACAGGAGTATCTACATCAGGTGATGTATCAGTATCCTCAAAGGTATTAACCCCTTCAAATTCAGAGGTGATATCCGTAGTTGAATCACCCGTTTCCGGGGCTGGTGCCTGTGTTGTATCTGGTTGTTCTGCCTGATTAACCATAATTACCTCGACTTAAAATAACCTTAGTATACCCTACTGTCAACGGGTTCCCGATGGTTGATGTGGCATATATCCACCTTCACCAGTTCGATACATCCTATTATGATAACGCTTTCCTATATCAGTTACAGGCTGATAGAAATCTCCGTACCAGAAAACAAGGGCCATATCCAGATAGGGATAACCTTCTGTCTGGGCACTCTGGATAACATGCTGTTTTCTTAAATCAGACCTTCTTTTAACAAGGGTTTGAATCTGCCTGTCAGAATCGTACATCTGCTGCTTTCTACCCCTGTCAAAACTAAGGTACTCGTTCCACTTCTGGGCTATCTGGGGCATGGTTTGCGTTGCATTAGGTGCCAGCTGGTTAATGTCTCTTCCTATGTCCCAGTATGGCCCCATTAATGCTCTGGACTCGTCGTATGCTTTTTCCCGTGGAGTATCGTTAGCACTTAAGGCACGCATAAAATCGGCATGGGTTGTATCTCTGGCAGCTTCAGAAGATACCCGTATATTTTCTACGTACTCTCTTCTTGCCTCAAAGAAATTACTCCATTCTATATTGTCAGGGTCATCGCTTACGGGTTCGATAGCGTAGTACCCGGCAAGCAGTAAATCCACACCTACCCTCATATCCTCCATCTTGCCTGCTGCGGTATAAAGAGAATCGTAATACGCATCTCTTACTTCAGGTGACTGATTCTGTATTGACCGATGGTAAATCTTTGATATGGCTAGCTCTGCGCCTTCAAACTTAGCCCATTTTTCTGACTTCTTTGCACGCCATTCACTAGGAGATAAAACATTTGTCCTAGCTCCCCTTGTCCAGTTCTCCAGCTTGTTATCGTTCTCTACCTGTTCTATGGTAAGAGCTTGTCTTACACGACTGGTAGTCCTTCCTGCATTTCTTACATCTTCTTCAGATACCTGACCACCAAAGAGCCGTTCAGTCTCTGCACGTGCTGTCTCACGTAATCCTCCCCCTCTGGCAGGGGCAAAGGAATTAAGCATCGCATCCCAGAAAGGAATCTCCTTACGGGGCATACGTAACTCACGGTCAAACTCTTCGTATTCTTCTTCTGTTAAAGCAGTACGAAACTCATTACGGGATACCCTGTCCATCTCACGATAGTCAGCAACCTTCTGTTCCATCGGACGGTCATTGAGTTTCCAGAGGTCATCTATAATGTGCATCACAGAATCGGCACCAGAGGTTACCAGACGACCAGCCCCACCAAAGAAACTCTCATATAGATGGTTAACCCTCTGAGGACTTCCTATTATATTGTCCACAAACTCCGGCATAGGTATATTTTCTGAAGCATACTCTCCCAGCCCTGCCATCCTACGTGCAGTTTCTGATGTAGTCGGAATATACTGCTCTTCAAGTTCCCTGCCTTCTAAATCAGGGTCTACGATAGGTGCCCGTCTCCATGTGTCATATCCAAATATCTCTTCACCAAAAGATTTAAGTATTTCTGGTGATGGAATATCACTGATAGGAGATGTGCTTTTGAACACTTCTATAGCCAACTGTTCTTTATCAAAAGGAACCTCTTCATCTGTAATCTCATCCAGTAAAGTTATATTCTGCATTAACATATTCCATTCCCGTAACTTATGAGGAATGACTATGTATCTTGGAGTAGGACGATTTGTTCGTGGGTCTAATATGTAGTCTCCATTCTCATCCCTTTCTGCATGAAGCATAAAAATCATGGCGTTATACCTGATGTACTTTGGGACATCATAGAAAAGAGGAATATCGTTATACTTCTCACGCTTATTCCAGTGATTTAATATGGTCCAGTAAGTCATCATCCCCATAGATATGCGGAATGCAGCAGCCATAGGTCCACCAGTAGCCACATCCATGTATTTAGATGTAACGCCCTTCGGTGTACCTCTTATTCCTTCGGGAAGCCACCGACTGCTAGGTACATAGTTTTTAACCTGCTCACTTATCGAACCCCATTCAAACTGTGGGCCACCACGTACTGGATTACGGACAGGCCGTATCTCTGGATGTAGATTAATCCCTAAAGCTCGCCACGGTAACTTGAAACCTTCCGCAGCAGCATTTAGAAATAAGAAATAGTTATTAAAATACCTAACTTGGTCACCGCCACGACCAAAGTTAATCGTTGCCTCTATACCATTATGTGCTGAATGTCTTCCTTCGGAAGAATCAGCAAGCCCAAACCCACGTGACTGTGGATTGTCGATAACACTGCCATCCACATCAAATCGTGGCACCCAGCTATCCAGCATTTCCCTCTGGAAATCCTCACGGGACAGATTCATTAACCTATCGTATTCCTGTTTTCCTATCAGCTTCTTAAGGGATTTCTCAAATACCTTTAATCGTGGAGCCTGCTCGATAGCCTCACCAGTAGCAGGTATTGCACGCCTTAACTTACGTCCAAAGTTACGGATAGTTCCATCTCTCACACTATCCCGTAATGCTTTATCTAGTTTCTTTCCTGTCGGGTCATCAATAACACGGGCATTATCAACATGACCTGCTTCCTGTAGTTCTCTCTGTATACGTTTATATGCAGCATTAACCTCAAAATACCGAGCCTGATAGCCACCCATGTACTGGGACATCTCTGCAAGTCTGTCTTCACCATTGATAGCAGCTTTATACAGACTCTGGATAATACGTATTATGCTTCTGTGTGGACCTATACCAGCACGAAGCATCACGGTATAGGAGTCTATAAGGGCATTTCTGGTAAAGAAGAGAGGGTTATACGTGGTATGAACAGAACGAAAATACCCGTTTGTTGCTGCAAATATCTTATGTGCCTCAGTTACTCCACGTGTGGAAAGTCCTGAACGTCCGTTAACAGCATCCCAGAGCCACTTGGGAACCGGGCCACCATCGGCAGCTCCGTAGACCATTCTTTCTCCACCCTCGTAGAAGGAGAAGTATCCTGACGCTGCCTCTTCGTTATACGGGATTGCCTTTCTTATGAACTTATCGCTTAAATCTTTAAGGCCAATCTCTTCTGCTATTCCCATACGTACCACGTTCTTGGTCACATCGTTACGGGTAATACGTAGTTCTGTCTGTATGAGCTTACGCAGCATCGTGTCACCAAGAGGTGGTAACGCTCCCATTACCTCAGGGTTCTCACTGTAGGCATATATTCCGTCAGATTCCACGCTGAATCTATTAGTACTGGATAACCCTCTTGCCTCTGCATCGGCAAATTCGATGTACTCGATAGGGTTATACCACGGATACTTGGCCTTTAACTCATCATGAACCTTTGGACTGATAATACCTTCATCACGAAGACGCATACGCATCTCCGAGTAAAGGTCACGTGCCTTCTCTGCTCCCTCAACAAGAGCGTCGTACTGCTCTTTAGTGTACTCAGCTCTTAACTCGTCATCCCATTTAAGAAGATTCTCAGATGATGTTCTCTCTCCAGTAACCGGGTCAATAATATCTGGTAATTTCTTCTTCTGTAGCCTTGCACCTTCCTCGATAAAAGGCCAGTGTTTAAACTGCAGATATCTTTCTATATGTGCCTGAGTAACACCCTTTGCGAGTATAGGTTCTATATCGTACCTGATGAAGTTTGTATATCTCGCTGCTCCACGTAACGGCGCACCAGCAGATAAAACAATTCCAGAAATCACATCCTCTTTACTGCCAGCACGGAATATGGCACCGGGATGCTTGGAACGGAAATAGTTATCCTGCAGAAGCCGTAACCCGAAAGTGGAATCCCACCATGAAAACATCATCTTGACGTAGGTATCAGCAGAAAACGGGAATCTGTCCTTTATGTTTCGTGCTATTACATTGGGAGCATCCATTCCAGACTTTGTAGTATTGGTCTGTGGAATACCTGATGCAGCTCCTTCTTCAATAGCAGCGTGACCAGCATCACCAAGCTCACGACGACGCTCAATAAAAGAACTGGGTTGAAACTCCTGAACCGATGGCACCGCTGCCTCGGTGGGGCCAACACCAGTGATTGCTGCTTCCGCTGCACGTGTTGGAGGAATAGCCCTTGCTATCTGTGTTCCCGGTGGTGGCTCTGCTGCACGTACAGGTGGCTCTATTGATTCCGCAACACGTGTCAGAAGTTGCTCATCTGTTAACGGGGCAGGGTCTATTTCCTGAACCAGACGAGATATCAGTGCCTCATCATTAAGTCGTGCCGGGTCTATCTCGGCAACAACTCTTTCTATAAGCTCTTCATTCTCTCTTATTCTGGTAGCCTCTATATCTCCAGCAATACGTGTAACTAATTCCTCATCAGTTAAACGAGCTTCAGGGGCTGCTGCTGCAGGTATCGGTTCTAGTCCACGTTGTAATACGTTGAGATTGTCTGTTAATTGTCTTCTGTTGTTACCTTCAGCGACTATTGAAACTTTTGATATTGGAATAGGATTAGAAGTTACTGCTGACACTTCCTGTGTACCATCAGCAGCAGTTGATGCGTATCTAGCTGTCCAACCATCAGCATCCGAATAATCAATTGCAACTAGAACAGCAGGTCTAGAGGGGTCATCTATAAATTGAAGTCTAGGTTCGCCAGCAGCATATATTCTTCTATCCCCTCCGGGTGCTGCTTCAAGTACCCCTCGCTCTACAGCATCATCATATTGTTGTCTATCCATAGCTCTATATAAAACTTCGGGAGCATTACCTTCAGGAGTTCTAGGTACAACATTTCCGTCAGCAAATCCTTCTACTAGTCTTGTAGTAGGAACTGGTACCTCTGTCACTGCTGCTGTAGGTACAGGGGCAGGCTCAGGAGGAGTAAATGGTATTACTTCACCTTCTGGCACATCTCCTCCCATGATTGCACGGCGTGCAGTTACAGGTTCTGGTGTCACACGTACGTCTGGTTCGGCAAGTACCTCAGCTGCCACGTCACCTACCTCTCTTACACGAACCCTGTCAGGAACTATAGCATTGGGATTCAATGCAGCACGGCCGTCCTGAATCCTGAACTGACTGCGTATCCCTGTAAATCTATGGAATACGTTATTCGATAGCCCTACTGCCTGAGCCGGGGTAAAGGTCTGTGTCTCTCCACCTACCTCAAGACCGTCAATCATATCGTTAGCAAGTTTAAGTATTCTTCCTGATAAAACAGATACCTGTCTTCTGTTTAATACTGGAGTAGATAACAATGCGCTTCTGGCACCACGGCCAGCTGCCCCGACTAACTGAAATGGTGCCTTGATAGTTGCAGCAAGAGCCTGTTCCATACGGGCAATTGGAGTTAATGCAAGCTCAGTAGCTCGTAGTGCGCCACGGGCTACAGGAGCAGCCCTTCCAAGCCTGCCTGTAGTACTGAGTCCCTGACCTGTACGTGCAGCACGGGATAATCCCTGTACTGCCCGTGCTTCTGGCAGGGCAAACCAAGGAAGCTCTTCTAGGGTTCCAAGAACACCGGGAGGCAGCTTGTATAAGTCTTGGCTTATCTCTCTACGCTCACGCTGGGTAGCTGGTATTCCTGTTTCTACCTCTTTGCGTGCTGCTTCTTCAGAGATACGCTGCTCTCGTACAGTATCGGTACGGGGCAATATAGGTTTGTCTGTCCATTCTGCCAGAGGAGCTGCAAAAGCACGGATTATAGGATTATCCAGTATCGGATTAGCCCTTATTCCCCTGCGTCCAGAGATACCCGGAAATTCAGGGTCTACGTACTGCTCAAAAGCATCCCAGTTGAGACCAGTTCCGGTATCTTCCCGTCTAACGGGGATAGTTCGTGCTATCTCCCCGGCAAATGGCTTTGCAACACCCTCATGTACGTCCCCTACCTTAGATAGTGCCCACTCGACAGGTGGTAATGAGGCTATCTGACCAAGTTCTGTGCCCAGTCCGGGGAAAAACTTGGATTCAGGGTCTCTGTCCCATAGATACTTCTTCCATACGGACGGGTCTTGTGGAGCCTGTGGCTGGGGTACGGGAACAGGAGGAGGAGCAGAAGGCTGTTGTGGTTGCTGGGCAAACTGCATCCGCTCTTGGGCAAGTTGCTCAAGTTCACGGCGTTCCCTGTCCCTGCGTTGCATCAGGGTTTCAGGTTCACCCCACTGGTGCCACCAAGCGTGAGGCATTAATAGAGGAGGAACCTAGTACTAGGAGAGAACTGCCTAGTTGATACCCCTCTCTGCTGTGGTGTCCGGGCTGCGTATCTATGTGTATACGGATTCTCTGTAGCAGCCTGTTCGAGATAATCTGTAAAGCTGGTCATCTTGGAGGGGTCAGTTCTATCTTGAAGCTCCTGTCCTTTTACTCCGAGAAACCTGTTATAGACATCTGAGAACTGTCCACCATAATAGTCTCTGGCTCTCTGCTGCATAGGTCTTGTACCGCCAAACTGCTGTCTGCCAAGCATACCCATGTATGCAGTCTGAGGCTCCATCTCCAGTTGGGTCTGGAAATAGTCGTCAAATGAAGCTAGGTTTCCATTAGTCGCCATATCTATCCTCTACGCATAAGCGGAACTTACCCACTCTGAAAACTTACCAGCACCCTCAGGGCCATACTGAGTCTGCATCACATCGTATATATTACCTAAACTACTTCTACCTTGTTGACCAAATCCGGGACTCATACCTAATGCAGCCTGACTTGCGCTTAGTATATTTGACCTATAATTCTCGCTTCCGGGGTCAAATAAAGTCGACCACGCTGGTGATAAGCTAGACCAGTCAGTCCCTCCGTAACCACCAAGGTGTTTTGCCAGAGACCCGTAAGATGACCTAACATCTCCTAGCCCCCTACGGTCACCTTCAAGATACTGCCTAAATGCAGCCCCTGTATCCATTGGGTCGCCTTCATAGCCACCCTGACCTGAGCCAAGTAGGAATCTGCCGTATGCAGGTTGATACCCGGCACCTAAAGACTGCATTCCTCTTGCCATGCCACCAAGGGTGGCACCGCCATACGGAGCCATACGCCACTGTTGCCACTGTTCAAATGGGCTAAGTGATTGCTGCCACAGAGAGGTAGGACCACCAGCACCGCCAATGGCAGCAAGGTTTGCCCCGGCAGCAGTATCCTGACCAAATGGCAGATTGGTTGTCGGGTCTATATCTACTGATGAACTAACAGGATAGCCAGTAAATTTTGCACCATTACCAGCAGCAGCAGCATCCGCTTCTTTCTTCGCTGCTTCAGATATAACTTCTGTTGTAGTAGATGGAGTCGTTACGTAACCAGCAGCAGCAGCAGCAGCATCCGCTGCTTTCTGTTCTCGTAATTTTCTCTCCGCTTCCTTCTGTATCGCATCCTTTTCTTCCTTGGTACTTGGTTCCACTGTAGGCTCATCAAGAGGCCCACCAGTACCGGGAAAACCACCACCCGGTCCAGCAGCAGCTATTGCATCTGCTCTCCTCTGGTCTGCAACAGTTAAAGGTTTAACGGCCTCTACTGCTTTAACAGCTTCTACTTCTTCTTTAGGAGATACTACAGATGGCCTTGCAGGAGTAACTTCTTCTTTTGGAGATACTACAGCTCTAACTTCTTTAAGTTTTCTTTCTACCGCAGTTGTGGATGTAACGCCCTGTGGGTCTTCTGCAAGAATTCTTACGGCTACTTCCTCAGCTTCTTCATTAGTACCTTTGCCTTTCTTAAACGAAGGATTATCCATTACTGCCTGTGTAACCTGAGCTAATTTCTTATTGGCTGCTACAGCTGCTTCATTAACAGGAGCCTGAGCAGCAGGAGTTCCTCTGACTGACTCGTCAAAGAACTCTTCAAACTGTGGGTCTCGTGACCTTAACCATCTATCTGTTATCGGACCTGTAATCCCCTCTCTCAAGCTACCACCACCAGTTCCAAATGCTCCAAGCTCACCTTGCATTCCACCTACATCTGTCATAGTTCCGAGACCAGCCTGTGGAAATGACCCAGATTCAAGTTCTGCCATCTGTGGAGAGACTGCAGCCTGACCGGGGACGGTTCCCCTGAAACCTGCTGGCTCTCCAGCAAATCCTAACTCTGTAGGAGCTATCTGCATTAAATCACGAATCGTAGACGGGTCTGTGGTATCCATTAATCTTCTTACAGGATATTCAGGAACTCCGACTGGACTCCATTTATCAGGAATATCTTCTGGCCCCCACCTAGCAGGATTCGTCCATCCACCCCCAAAAGTCATATCCTGACCCATTGGTCCGACTTCTGACATTGCGTCAAAGGGAACTGAACCAAGTCCTGTTTTCTGTAGAGCAGACCGTAATCCAATCTCTCTCATCTGTTCTGGAGTCAGCATTGGTGCCGATGGAGGTGGCTCAGGACCGATTGGTACATTCATATCCATCGGGGCAGAACCGCCACCCATACCACCAAGGAATGGCCTTTCTGCTGGCGGTACTGGCATATCCATCATTCCACCACTGATTCCTCCAAGTAGTGGAGGGGGAGGGGATGGAGTTGGTGGAGGTGCTGGTACTGGCATTGGAGTAGGTCGTGCTACAGGTACATTTCCTATATCACCCGGCTCTCCCGGCATCCCTACAAAATCCTGAAACGGACTTGATGCAGGTGCAGAAATCTGCTGAACTGCAGATGATATTGCATTAGCTGCTATTTCAGGAGAAAGGTTTCCCAGTTGCGGAGATGCAGCGAAAAGAGCAGGAAGGTCAAATTCTTCCTCTCCTCCGTACATACCTCCACCGAAAAACGGGTTACCCGTATGCCAAGGTCTATGGGGCATATTATCCTCCAGCAGCCGGGGGTATCAGCCCAAGGCTTGCTAATCTGGTCTCTGTATTCTGCGCTCCCGGTCTTGGTGTCCCTGCAGGAACAGATGGGCCGACTGGAGCGGTTGGCGCAACAGGCGGTACTCCCATCCCTGCGTTAGGCATTACTGTCGGAGGAGCCATCGGGCCTCCTCCACCGGGACCGGGTGGAGGTGGTGGACCACCGGGTCCAAGGGGTGGCGGTCCCCCCGTAGGAGAACCGGGAGGGCCACCACCGCTCATCATCTGCGACTGTTCCATCGTCTTCATCATGAAGAGGCGTGTGAGTTCGCCCTGATAGAACATGGCAAGGTCTTGTCTTCCCTGCCGTAAAGCAGCCTGAAGCATAGTCCATAGCTGTGCTTCAGGAAGCATACTCTCTGCCATCTGTGCGTTGATAGAGTCTTCCATCTGGTCTGCGGACTGGAGTCCCAGAACGTGGTCACGGATGAATACGTCAGGTAGTAGAGGCGTTGGTCCCTCTCTTGCTATCTGAGCCATGCTCATCTTGGTCATCTCATCCTGAGGCAGCTGTCCTACAAACTTAATCTCCGCATCCCCTGCGTTCTTTACCGTATCCGATGATATCTCTTCAGAGAAATACATCCTGTTCCTGTCCTGACCGCTAACCTCTATGGACTGGAATGAGCCAGTGATGTACTGGTCTGAAATCATTCTGGCGATACACATATATGCCCGTTCCAGTGCCTGCAACTTAGGCACCAGAACAGTCTCAACTCCCTGTCTAAGGGTATTGATAGCGAATCCTGATAGCTGGAACTCAAGCTGTCCGTAGATGGAGTGGGGAAGTCCACCCCTCTGCATCTCCCCTGAGACGAGTCCCATGAAAGCCCCTGATTCCTTTGCCATCTCGAGCAGTCCGAGAGGCTCAACGTCCTCTCCCTGACCGAGTGCAATCTCAGAGCCTTCCTTGTACGGGTCTTCCTCAAGTGTCTTGGTTCCGTCACGGGACTTTACCTTGAGTCCCTGCCTGCGTGACCTTGCGGTAAGCTCCAGCATGACGCTCATCATGAAGTTATGCTTTTCAAACAGGTCACGGGAAGCCTTGTAACAGGACTCACCGTAGTCTTCCATCGTATCCAGATTGCCAGTATCGGTAACGGACTGGACCATTGGTGTCGCACCGACTGGTCCTATGAATACGGGAACCTCGTCTGAGCCGTGAGTGGTTCTCTTCTTAAGAATCATCTCTTCCGTGCAGACTATATTGTCCTCACGGTCATAGAAGTCGAATACGTCAACCGCATCGTCATCGTTCGGGTCGTCACCCTCTCCTGAGACATTGACATCGTAGATTGCCTTTATCTCTGAAGGAGTTTTCTTGGTCTTGTAGCACGCCCAAGCAAGCCCGTTCTTCCCTTCACCCCAGTAGGTGTGCATCGTATCCCAAGGCTGGACATCGACGTAGGTCTCCCCGTCCTCATCCTTGACAAGCAACGCTCTTCCTGAGTACCAGCCCCTGAGGGTGATATACCAAGCAAGCTGTTGCCTGACGGTAGGTTGAAGACGCTTGGTAAGACGCTCATCTGCAGCCTTGAGCAGTCCTATGATAAACCTTTCCTTGGCATCGTTGTTCTCACGCATCTCCCTGTCGGAGTTTCCGTAGGGAATGCGGACAACCATCTCTGAAGATGTCATCCAAGAGATTAGTTTATCGGCATATACCTGTGGTTCGTTGGATGTGTAGGACTGGTAGCCCTCTCCTGCGTCAAACTCCTCCAGTCGGTAGAGCTTGTGGTCGTCATCCATCCGTGAACGCAACGGTTCAGTTAAATCGTAGTGGTTATCTACTAGGGCAGATATCTCTTCGGGCGTGTAGTTAGCCATTTACCAGCGTTTCACCATTATCTTGTTTTTATCGGTGACGTAGCCGTACCCGTAGCGATTTATCAACCCGTAAATCACTGCCTTAACGCCGTGGTTGTACCTGTCCTCAGGCGTTTGCCCGACAATGTTACCATCCCTGTCCATTTTCCACTTGTACGCACGGGCCTGACCGTCGAAAGGGTTTGGTCTCACACCGAACTCCGATAGTATACCCTTACACTTGGGGTCAAATACAATTCTGGGTTCCGTTCTGTCCACCGGGTCTATCTTCAAAAAGGATTTCAGCCTCTCTGTCCCCTCATTGATACGAATCTTCTCCGAATCAAAGAATAATCCAGTTCTCTCAAGCCATACTTCGGCAGGAGCAGCCATCGCCTGATGCTGGTAGCCTGCAACGTCTATGACACCGAACTGTGCGTCCCTCCACCAAGGCTTACTCTGCGCTATATCTATTATTTCATCAGTAACTAGGTTCCTTTCGTATATTTCATCAATAACTCTTACTTGGTCATTGACTATCTGGATGATTTCACAGGCGTATGCCTCTGCATAGCCGGGGTCAATCCAGATATGAACAGGAATATCGGGTTCGTACTTCACTTCCCTGACATGGATATCGGGTCTTATCTCTGAGAACACCATTCCCTGAGGCGGTGCCGGGATTCCCTCAATCCTCTCCATGAAGAAGTCGTCTGATGATGCCTTCTTAAGCTCCAGAATCTCCGGGTCGTTCTTACCACCGGGGTATAGATGCTGGTTCGAGTAGCTTGGAAGGGAGAAAGCCTGCTCGTCCTCCGAGCCTGAGTGCTGCCAAGCCTGATACATCTGCGGATACCAGCCAAGAGAGCCTTCAAACGTGCCTGAAAGGAACATCCACCCTCTCTTAGGTGCGCACCTACCACGTAATCTGTGAAAAGTCTCAAGGTCGAGCTGTGATGCCTCGCATCCTATAACTCCGTCAGGTGCCCTCATAGCAAGAGTGCGTGGGTCTTTTGCAGATTTCGTCTCTATACGGGTGCCGTCTGCAAGAATAATGCGTCCGGGGTCTACCCTTTTAGAGGATTCCTTAAGCAGTCCTAGAGCAGCAAAGTCCTGAACAAGGTATTCAAACTCTGCCCTAGTCCTCTCGTAGTCCGCAGCCACCAGCCAGAACAGCCCTTCGCCGTGTGTCTCAAGAAATCTGGCAAGGAGATACTTGGAGGCGACCATAGACTTCCCGGCCTGCTCTCCCCCTGCCACGAGAGTGAAGCGTTTACGGGAACCGAGGATACGTTTCTGCAGGTCGGTAGCGGTAAACCCTACCTTGTCATAGATAAAATCTGATAGTTCATTAGCAGATGCAGTGGTCATTCCATCAGTTCGTTGAAATACATGCCTCTTGTAGGCATGGTAAACGGAAGTGTTCCTGCTTGATTGACTAATGCACGAGTTCGTGCATTATATGGGTGGCTCCAACCACCTTGATTCAAATCCCAGTACATATCTTTCATTGGAGCAGGAGGAATAGGAGAAGGGATAGAAGGCCCTGCCTGTATCTTAACCTTATCTAGGTTTGCCTGTCGTTGACTTACTAATTCCAACATTTCATCCAAATCGGCCAGTACTCGTTCAGGAGACCTGTATTCCGTTGGTACGGTAGAGTAAGGAACTTCTCCCTTAGCTGCATTTACATAATCTGTGAAGGTATAGGGATTCTCTACTGAAGGAATAACATCCTGAGCTTCTCCAAATCCCCTTGTTCTTATTCTTGGAGTATCAGGTTGAAACAACGGGACATCAGGAATAACTTCCTCTACTCCCTTGATACCGTAGTTCTTTTCAATAAGAAAATCCTGCCAAGTCTTTGGAGCTACTTTCCTTGGAAGAGGGTGAAGCCATTCTGGTCCAGAGTATATCTCTGATGGAAGCAAATCTGTTGGCTTATTCCCATAAACACTACCGGGAAGAAACTGGTCTGGAAGTGCCTGACTCTGAACTCCTCTCTGAACAGTAAAGTCAGGAGGGTTTATTCTCATGGGGGCATTAGGGCTTCCCTTTATCATCTGGGATGCTACAGCAGCATCGAACTCAAGAGGAGGGTCCAATCTTTTTAATTCTTCTATCCTCTGTATGGTATCGTACGCTTCCTCTATCGCCTTCTTAGCTTCAGGGGATGCTGGCCCGTACCATGAATGGGGACCAAGCGGTGTATTTTTTACGGGCTGGGCAGGACGGAATCTACTGGCAGCATCCGTGATGCCAGACCTAATACGAGACGTGATAGGAGAAGTCAGTTTAGATGCCCATCCAAGAGACAGCAAGTCAGCGATATCCATTCCTGTACTAAATGACCTTCCCCAAGGTCCCATCTCAGGCCAGTAGGTTGCGGTGGACACGCCGGGTATCCAAGGAGTTAACGGGTTGGCTGCAATCTCTGCACGACTGGGTGGGCTGAATGGAATCCCACCAACCATCTGCATTCCTACATCAGGAGACCAACCTCTAGATATAAACTCTTCCGGGCTTACGAAAGGCCTGTGGGGGCCGATATGTCCGGGAACGTGAGTCACTTAGAACTCCTAGCTGCGTTTAGATTTAAGGATATTCTCTGCCTGCTGATGAACAGATATTTCTTCTGCAGTAGGGGGGTCATCGAATTTAATTCCCCTGAACTTCTTACGCAACTCCACCATAATATCCTTTGCGGTGTCGTCAGTAACAGTAGTCTGGGGCCTGTATTTATCGGGTTTCAGTCCGTTAAGGACAAATATCTGGAGTACCGGGGGGCAGTCCGGTTCCTTTACCCTCTGGTACACGGTGTACTCTATCTCTTCCGCAAAGTCCTCGTGGGCATCCGCAAGCCTGCTGGCAAATCCGTTAACGTCCTTTCTTCTCCAGCTGGACACGGTACCCCTGTTAATCCTGACTACCTGACATGCGTGCTTGATAGTGCCGTGAAACTCAAGAGCCTCAAGAAAAGCATCCTGACGGGCCTTGACCGCCTCAGGATTGTTGCCCCAGTGGCCGGGTATCTGTGCGTTACTTGCTGGCATTATCTCTTCTTCCGGGTGTTAGTCATCTTCTTACCAGTACGCTTGGCTGCTTTTTTGGCAGCAGCTTTTCCCTTAGCGGTATACGGGTAATGCTTTTTCCCTACTCTGGGCATGATAACCTCCTGCATCCAGCAAACTGGCTGGTGGTCTTTGACCAAAAGATACCACACATGCCCTACAGTACACGAATACCTGTGTTCTTTTCTTCTCTTTAATCCCTTATCTTTCGGGGAACAAACCTCTCCGCACTCCCTGTAAGGACAGGCCATGTCGTACCTGATATTCTCAGCACCGTTACCGTTTAAATACGATACCGTGTACACCTTCGTGGAGAAATTTCCACGGGTGCCTCCCTTCTTCGGAACCACCTCCATCCCTATAACCTGACTCTCCCTGTTTTCCCTGACACGCTTCCTCTTCCTGTAATCCTCTATACGTGGGTCAATTGAGTAATCAGCATACCCACATCTAATACATATACTTCCCTCGTAATCTAAAACAGTTGGCCCGAAACACCTACTACAATCATGTAATTTAACCATCATTCCCATGCTACCATGCCTGTGGGGGAGCGGTAATCCCGGCGTGGTAACTGCCTCATCACATCGACCACCCGTCCAGTATGTATGCCGGGGACTAATCTGGTATCTCCCCCGTAAGCTCAATAATCTCAAAATCCTCAAAAATGCTATAATCCTTCACGGGAACGGCACCTCCTAATTGAATCATCGCAAAACGTTCATCACCGTTCCCAACTCTTTCCACCCCGTGGATACTGATTCTTCCGTACCAGTGTTCACGGGGTCTTCTTTTACCCACAAAAGAAAAAGAAATAAAGAGTCCCCCTTCTTTCCCCCCTCCCTTGA